TCCTCTATCTGCTTGGCGAGTTCTTCGAGGATAGGTACGCCACTCTCCGTGAACTGCCTGAGTTCCTGACCTTTAAGTGCGCCAGCGGCCTTCACCTGACCATAGGCCAAGATGATACGGCTCATATCCACACCCACGGCGGCGGCAACATCGGCAAGCATCTTCTCGGTATCCACCAACTTCTCATAAGGGATGTTGAAGGCGGTGAGTTGCTTGGCGAACTTTGTCAAGTCTGCGAAGGTGTAGGGCGACTCAAGGGCGTTCTGACGCAAGCGGGTGAACACCTCGTCAGCCTTGTCCGCACTCTGGAGCATGGATGTCAACGCCATCTTCTGCACCTCGAACTGGCCCGTAACCTCAACGAGCGACGACACGAAGCGACGCACTCCCGCGACTCCGAGATACACACCAGTAAGCTGGGCTATCGTGGAAACGAGGGATTGGGTGGTGCGGAGTTGGGTGTTGGTTTGCTGCACCGCTTTGATTGTTCTCTGATGTGCCGCAGCGGTCTTTTCAGCCTCCGTAGCCAGCTTCTGCTCTTGAGTGGCGGTCTTAGCCTTCTCGGTAGCAACCTTCTGTTCGGCGAGGGCGGTCTTTTCAACCTCTTGCCTTACCTTCTCGGCGTTCTTTGCCATATCAAGGTCTTGCTTGCTAATTTTCTTCGTTAAGTCCAAACTACTTTGGAGAGCTTGAGCGAAGTCCTCAGCGTTCTTCGTGACCGCTTTAATCTCATTGGTAAACTTGTCGTGGTCGAGTATTACTTCAAAATGGAGTTGTTCGAGTGCGTCCATGTTATCTATTGTCTAAAGATTTCTTCCATTGTGTAGGGGACATCTCCCCTCAGTTGCGCCCTTCTTTCACGAGCGCGGCGGTTGGCCTCCTCTTGCTTGGCGAAAGCCGCATCGCCATTGTTGACTTTCTGCTTCACCTTGCCATCCTTGTCCGTCTTGAGATACAACGTATGAGGAAGGTCGGCTTGCATTATCTGTATCTGCGGCACGGTCAACACGCACCTCGCAGTATAGTTCACTATGCGCCCCACAAACGGAATCCACCTCGAATCCCCATAACAGGGAAAGTCCTTTACGAAGGCTGCGATTCTGCCCGCGTGGGTTCTTGACGGGACTGCCCTGCTTCTCCCTTCGTCAGACTCATCAAATCCGTCCTCGTAACCGTCCAACACTCGATAGTCTGACAATACATCATGCAGTAGGCCCTGATTTTTTTTTTGGATAGTCATTGTCAACAATGCTATCTGCGTCTCGTCATACTTTCTAACAAAAGCCCACCAACGCCACTTTATCGGGTATATGAGGGCTATCTTCAAGGGGTCGTTCAAAACGGCTAACACCGCCATCTTGATTGAGAAATAGGGATGCCTCACGGCGGAGCGCATCACCTCGTCAGGATTGTTGCTCTGGGCGGCCTTCTCCAATTCTTCCCTCTCCAGCAACAACTCCGTAATCTTCTGTACGGTGTAGTCGTGAAGGAATCCTATCTTCACGCGCTTCTTGGAGCCGGGGATTGTCACGTATTCGGGCTTGCTCGTCTCTATCTGAGTCAACGCAAGTCGGGCCATTAAATCGGGCTGTTTCATATTCCTTTATTAAAAAAGGGCAGGGCTTTTCGTCCCCGCCCCTTCGGTTTGGTCTTGTTCTCGTCGCTTACGCACTCGGAGCAGAAGCAGCCTTGAGAACCACAAAGTCGCCAACGAGGTCGTTGTTCTTCTTGTAGGGGTTCGGAAGGATGAAGCCCACGAATGACAGATACAACGGATTGGTGTTGTCGTCTTTCTTCGGGTTGCTGACGATCATCTTCACATGAGGGAAAAGGATTGCGGTGTTCTTGCTCTCACTCTCAGCGAGGACTGATACCTCGATGACTTCGGGAGTGGCAAGGAAACCCTGACCTGTGTAGAACGCACCGTCCTGACCGACAACGCCGGTGGGAGTGCTTGCGGTTCCGGCAGCTACGGCTGCACCCTCGGTGAAGAAATACTTGAGAAGGTCAACGGCCTGTGAGGGGATGTTACCCGTCATACGCCAGTTGCCACCCTTGTCGATGTCGGTGTCGATTACCTCGCGGTGCTGGTCGATACGAATGTCGGAGCCACTTGCATCGTCGGCTGTGAGGTTAAACGAACCCTCAAGGGTGAAGATTTGGTCGGCTCCCTGAAAGTTCACGCCAGAGGTGATGTCGAGACCGCTGGGTGAGTACGGGAGCAGAGACAGAGCCGCATTACCGATATGGAGGTCGGAAAGCATGGCATGGGTAAGAGTTGTACTCATAGTATTACGCAGTTTTAATTGTTACTCGATAGTTGATTATCCTGCAATGGAATCCGAAGTCGTCGGGGGTGTCCCCTACTATGCGTGGATGTCCGTCGATGAGAAGCCCGCCACCCGTGCCGTCGTCAGTCTCAGGCTCTATCCAGAGGGGCAGGGCTTGGGTTATCTTCTGCATCACCGAGAGCTTCTTGGCGTTCTTCATCTCCTTCACGTCACGCGCAAAGAGGTAGATAGCCAATCGGCATTGACCGAAAGCGGCCTTGTCGGTGATACCTCCCGATACCTTCACCACCACGAAGTCCGAGATTGTGTCGTCGGTAGCCTTCGGGCGGTTGTTCCACACACGGGGGAAGCCCAATGTGCGGAGTTCGGCACTCACGAGGTTTTCTATTTCGGTGATGTCAAAGTCGTTCATTACAACGGTTTGAAATAATCTTCCCAATTCAGACGAACACCGTCTGCTGCATAGTGCAAGAAGTCCATCTCCCAATCAAGCCGATACCAGTCGTTAGCCATGTCCGCAGCGACGATGACGACCCACCCCGTAGGGTACAATGCCGAGATTTTGGCAAGGGTCATCTCAACTTCGCCCCAGGGCTGAACCGCACCTCCCATGTGGGACACCATCTTGACGATATTGCCGTCATGGAGGACAGCATAGCCGAGGGTGTCGTTTTCCTCAGGGTGGCGGTGCGCCTGCCCCTGATGAAGAACCTCGTGACCTTGTATGAGAAAGTCAAGCGACTCCGAGCCTATGGTCTGCATACCGTTGTTCACGATAGCCTCCATGTGCTGCTGGAGAGTCGTTAGCCCCCTCGTTATCGCGGTCTTGTTCTGTGCTAAGTAGCTCATCAGTTCTTCACGTTATCTACCCACAGGTTCGTTCCCCAGTTGTAGGTCGTCTGCTTGATGACTTTCGCGCGGAACGTGTGGATATAGTCGGTCATGGTTATCTGGGTTCCCGTGGGGATGTCCGTAAGGAGCATCGGACACGAGATTTTGTAGTCGGCGACAATCACGTCACCGCTCTCCTTGATACCTCCCGTGGCGGTACGATAGCCCCACGGTATCTCAGTCACCGTATCGGTGGCGAAACTTCCGTCGGGGTTACGCATGGGGTTCCATTGGCCGTCGTAGCGGATGACTTTCACCGACAAGGCACTCCCCTCTACGGGGTCGCCATATTCGTCGGTTACGGGCAATCCATTCTCGTCAAGCGCATCGGCGATAATCTGAAACTTATGGGGCCAACGGGGGTTATACATCAGTAGAGAGGTTTCATGGTTATCTTGGGAGTAGGGTCAAGGAAGGTCTCACCCCATTTGTCATAGAGGGCTTTCGCCCAAGCCAGCAAACCGTCGCGGTTCACGGCGTTCTTTATGGCAACGTAGTGAGTCCATCCACCGTCGGATTCACCTTGCGTACCCGTCTTTACGGAAGAAGTGGCAGCGGCGAAATAGATGTCCGCACGGCAGAGGTCGCGCTGCTTCTCCGTGGCATCGACAAAAAGAGTCGCATTGTCCGTGATACCCCTATTCAACATTATGGCGTAGAGGTATTGGTCGGACAAGTCCATGTACGGCTCGGCTTGCGCTCTGAGCCATACGTCCATCGTCATCGTATTGAGAATGTCTGCCATTTTCTTCCGTTTTCGGGTTCAACAATGTTTACGGGTTGGGGAACAGATACCACATGTACTGAGGCACACTCGGAACGACGAGGGTCGTCATCTCTGTGTGGAATCCCTGATACTTGAGGACTGGATCCACGTCCACGGTCATGAGCAGCTTGCCACCGTAGAATGAAGCATAGTCGCCACCCTGGATGGCGATAGGCTCAACGGTCTTTACGGTTCCAATCTGTCCGTCGGGTACGAATACCCATACGTTCTTCTCGAAAGCGTTGACGTTGCTGCGGACGAAAGCCTTTTCGGTCTTGTCGATGCTCTCGATAGCCACGAGAGAGTCGATAGCCTTGATAGGCGCACCGATGACGCTCTCAAGAGCGGCTTTCTTCTGCTCGTAAGACATGATGCCAGCGTAAGAAGCCTGTGCTGCGGCTGCGGCTGCGGGAAGGACTGCGATGCCGATAACAGCAAGAATTTTGCTGTGCATCAAGCACTCCTTGAGGTAGTCGATGTCAACCTCGAAGTGGCCGCGAATACCCTTCTGACGGGCAACGGCAACCATATCGGTCAGGTTCTTCACGGGGTCGCAATTTGCACCCTCGTTGGCTGTGATGTGGGTTGATGAAGTCCACCAACGGGTAGCGTCGGCGGGAAGGGTGGTCTTGTTCGCTGCCGGAACGTGGTAGTCAAGGGTGATGTTCTTGACACCTTTCGGGTTGTTGGTGGCAGAGATGGTGAACTTACCAGTCGATACGGCCTGATGCCTCTGATAAGTCAGGGCGTTGGTGTGACCGCCGATGAGTGAATCCACGGTGATGAAAAGCTGGCGATAAGCCGCTGCTCTGAGGTCGGCTGCGCTAACGTCACGACGACGCTCGAACAGACGCATCTTGCGGATTTTGTCCTCATTGAAGTATTCGACTTTCTTCATACGAGGGATTTTGCCGGTGAACTCCTTGAGGCCGGTGGGGGCATCGGGGATTGCGGGTGAATCCACATCGTAATACTGTGCTGCGGGGTTGAGGGCGAGTTCGGCTACAAGCTGAGTGTAGGCGAAGTCATCCTGCATAAAAGGCTCGAAAACGAAGCCGTCAAGCTGCAACGAATTGTACTTGAGGGCCATTGTGTTGTCAAGGAATGACTGGAGGTTCTCACCGGCACCGAGGGCGCGGCTCAGAACGTCGTAGAATTGAATGGTATAAGCGTCCATAGTATTTCTCCTTTTCTTTTAACGGTTAAACGAGATGCTGATAGACACCAGGCACGGCTGCTGCCATCTGTGCTTTGACGGCGGCGGCGGGAGTCAATTCCACGATGAGACCTGTCGGGTGGTACATGACAACAGCACCAGAGGCTGCGAGGGTGTACGCATCAGCGTCGCCTTCAAGTGCGCCGAGGTAGATGTCGTTGTAGAGGTAGCCGTTGGGCTGAACCTTGATGCTCTTGCTTGAGCCAGCACTTACGGCAGAGGAGAGGGTAACAACGTCACCTGCGCTCGGAGTGTCGATAGTGGCTGAGTGAAGGATGGTGATGGTGTAGC